AATATCCCTGGTTTGCCCCCAAGATGCAAGTCTTTGAGTCTGGAGAAGTTCAGGATATGTGTGGTGAAGATGTATCATTCTGTTTAGATGCAAAAGAAGCCGGTTTTGAGATTTGGTGTGATCCTCGTATTCGGGTTGGTCATGAAAAAATGAGAGTAATCTAAAGTATAAAAATGAAAGAATATTACAATATAATATTCAATAATGAAATACTTTATTTAAAGTTAACCGAAGAAGAATATTTCAATACTATGGAGTACTTGTCTGTAAAGTTTTATCAGACAGGATCTCCATGCTCAGAACAATTAAAAACGGAGATTTATTATGGCGATTAAGAAATCATCTAGCGGAAACCAGATGATTGAGTCAAAACCAAAAAATACAAGTCAAGGTCAAGGAAAAAACACCAGATATTCGAAATCAAGTCGTAATGGTGCGCCAAAAAAATACAGAGGACAAGGTAAAGGGTGACTATACTTAATTTATTAAAACCATAATAAATATATTTTTAATAAATTAAGAATTGAAACAGTTTTCTATGGGTAATCATCTCTTATTAGAGGTGTATAATGTTGAATTCAGTCTTATTAATGATGTAGAATCCCTTCAATCTGTTATGGTTGAAGGGATTTCTCGTGCAAAAATGACAATTCTTAATATTTTTGCTCATCGTTTTTTACCTCAGGGATGTACAATCGTAATCGCACTGGAAGAAAGTCATGTTTCGTGCCATACCTGGCCCGAAAATGGATGTCTAGCAGTTGATATCTATACTTGTGGTGATAAAAATCCAAAAATTATTGCAATTAAAATATTAGAATATTTAAATTCACTTGATTATTACCTAAGAGAAGTAAATCGTTAAATATAAGTAGAGTTTATTAAAAAAATGTCAAATTTACCGGTTGATAGAGACAAAGACTACATGTATGAAATGTGGGGAACTAACAAATTAATTACCGACTATAACTCAACTCCACAAAAAAGAATTATTCAAGAAGTTATTCATGATATTGCACCAAAGCACGATTATGAAAAGCAATATGAATTGCATGAAAAAATTAGAAATGATGATGATTATGATGATTGGGAATACGGAGCAGAACCAATCTTCAAATCTTTCTAAAAAGAATATAAATAAAGAAAATTCCCAATATTAGATGTCAGTTCAAAGGATATCCAGATCATTTAAAGATATCAGTCTATCCTTTGAACCACATCCAGTGACAAAGGATTTACCAATACTAAAAAATGAAAATGCGATTCGTAGATCCGTAAGAAATATTGTTCAAACTATTCCAACAGAAAGATTTTTTAATTCCCTTTTGGGATCTGATATTACAAAAAGTCTATTTGAGTTTATTGACTTTGGTACGGCTTCAGTAATTCAAAGACAGATTGAGATTTCGATCAGTAACTTTGAGCCTAGAGTCGAAAATGTAATTATCGATGTAGATCCAACACCCGACTCTAATTCTTTTAATGTAACAGTGATTTTTGATATTATAGGGCAAGAATTTCCAACTCAAGAGTACTCATTCATACTAGAGGCAACAAGATAAAATGCCTTTCACTAAATTCACAAATCTAGATTTCGATCAGATAAAAACATCAATAAAAGACTATCTCAGATCAAATTCATCATTTACTGATTTTGATTTCGAAGGATCTAATTTTGCAGTACTCATTGATACGCTTGCATATAATACCTATATTACTGCATTTAATTCAAATATGATTGTGAATGAATCTTTCTTAGATTCTGCAACTCTTAGAGAAAATGTAGTTTCATTAGCAAGAAATATTGGATATGTTCCTCGCTCTAGAACAGCGTCAAAGGCACAAGTATCTCTCACTGCGACTATTGTTGAGGATACTTCTACAGTCACCTTAAAGGCGGGTCTAGTGTGCATAGCAAGCGTAAATGACACTTCATACACATTCTCTATTCCGGAAAATATCACATCAAGTGTAAGACTAGGAGTTGTAAAATTTGATAATATTGATGTATATCAAGGAACTTTTCTAACTAAAAATTTTACGGTTGATGGATCATTAGATCAAAGATTCATTTTAAACAATTCATTTATTGATACTGATACTATCTCAGTATATGTAAAAGGAATTAATGATAGTGGATTAGGAGTCGAATACTTTGTTACTGATAACATTTTAAATGTAAATTCAGAATCTAAAATTTACTTATTGCAAGAAGTTCAGGATGAAAAATATGAATTACTCTTTGGTGATGGAATCATTGGAAAAAAATTAGAAAATAATTCTGTTATTACAGTAAATTATATAATTACAGACGGTAAAGATGGTAACGGAGCATCTTCATTTTCTTTTTCTGGAAATCTAGAATCTGCAAAGGGTACAAAAATAAATCCAGATTCAGTATCTCTAACGGTAACTCAAAAATCTCAAAATGGGTCTGAAATAGAACCCTTAGACTCAATTAAGTATTTTGCTCCACGAATATACGCATCACAGTACAGAGCAGTTACTGCAAGAGATTATGAAGCAATTGTTAAAAAAATATACCCAGACACCGAATCGGTTTCAATTATTGGCGGAGAAGAATTAGACCCCCCAGAATATGGAACAGTATCAATTGCAATTAAACCAAAAAATGGAACATATGTTTCAGATTTTCAAAAATCAAGAATTTTATCGGATCTTAAACAATATAGTATTTCTGGAATTAATCAAAAAATAATCGATCTTAAAATATTATATGTCGAAATTGATTCTTCAATTTATTATAATTATTCTCAAATTTCTACGGTTGAATCTCTTAAAACAAGAATTACCAATTCTCTTACTCAATATTCAAATTCCATAGATTTAAATAAATTTGGCGGTAGATTTAAATACAGTAAAGTCCTTCAAGTCATTGATAATACAGACAATTCTATAACCTCTAATATCACAAAAGTTATAATTCGGAGAGACTTAAAGACAGTCACCGAACAATTTGCCCAATATGAATTATGTTTTGGAAATAAATTTCACATTAATCGTGAGGGTTATAATATTAAATCTACCGGATTTAATATATCTAATGAACCAGATACGGTATATCTCACAGATGTTCCAGATTCTACCGGAACAAATGGAATTATTGCAGTTATAACTGATTCTAAGAAAGTGATCATAAAATCCGCAGGAACAATTGATTACTCAAAAGGAGAGATTAGACTGGGAACAATCAAAATTAGCGCGACCTCTCTCGCAGGTAACATAATCGAAATTCAGGCATTTCCAGAATCAAATGATATTGTTGGATTAAATGATTTGTATTTAAATTTTAGCATTTCAAAAAGTGCGATAAATATGGTAAGAGATGTAATTGCTTCTGGTGATGAAATATCTGGAACATCATTCGTAAGAGACTATTATACCTCAAGTTATCCAAATGGAAAATTTATAAGATCATAATATGATACAAACAGGGTTCGAATCTAGAGTCAAGATTCAACAAATTATCGAAAATCAACTGCCAGAATTTATTTTAGATGAAAGTCCAAAATTCATAGATTTTTTAAAGCAGTATTATATTTCTCAAGAATATCAAAGTGGTCCAGTAGACATTGCAGAAAATCTTGATCAATATTTAAAGTTAGACAATCTAACTCCCGAAGTTGTAGTTGATAATACATTTCTACAAAATGATATTAATTCAACGGTTGGAATCATAACAGTAACAAGCACTAAAGGATTTCCTCAAACATATGGATTATTAAAGATTGATGATGAAGTTATTACATATACAGGAATTACAACAAATACATTCACCGGGTGTATTCGTGGATTTAGTGGAATTACTAATTATCATAATGATTTAAATCAAGAAGAATTAATTTTTTCTAAAACAATATCAACCGATCATAAGAATAAATCTTCGATACAAAATTTAAGCTCATTATTCTTAAAGGAATTTTATAAAAAACTCAAATATACATTTGTTCCTGGATTAGAAGAAGTTGATTTTGTTTCAAATTTAAATGTTGGAAATTTTATAAGAGAAATAAAATCATTATACCAATCAAAAGGTACAAATGAATCATTCAGAATTTTATTTAATGTTCTCTATGGAGTAAATCCAAGAGTTGTAAATCTTGAAGAATTTTTAATTAAACCATCATCTGCACAATTTATTAGGAGAGAAATTGTAATTGCGGAAAGAATTTCTGGAGATCCTTCAAAATTAATTGGGCAGTCAATTAAAAAATCTTCAGACACAATTACAAGCGCATCAATTTCAGAAATTGAACCATTTTTAAGAAATAATAGACAATATTATAAAATTTCCCTTTTTGTCGGATATAATGATGTATCTGCAGTCGAAGGTAACTTTACAATTACCCCAAGTACCAGGTGTCTTGAAACGGTTTCTATTGGATCTTCTGTAATTTCAGTAGATTCAACAATTGGATTTGCAGGAATTGGAACAATAATATCAGGAAACAATACAATTACATACCAAAGTAAGAGTATTAATCAGTTTTTTGGATGTATTGGTATTACATCCACAATTTCCTCTACAAATGATGTAAGATCAGATGAATTTTATTATGGATACGAAAATGGAGATACTTCAAAAAAAGTAGAATTAAGACTTACTGGAGTATTATCAAAGTTTATACAAACATCAGACTCTTTAAATCTTGATGAGGGGCAAATTATTTTTGTTAAGACTATTGGAGATTTAATTAAAAATCCAGAAACTAATCAAACATATAAAGAAATTTTTGCAAATTCTTGGATTTATAATACACGATCAAGATATCAAATAAAAGATGGTAGTACAAATTATACTCTTGTAAGTCCAATTGATAGATCTAGTTTAAAAATTGGAGATGAATTTCAACTATTAAATAGAGGATCTAATGTAGGAATATCTACTGGAAAAATTACCACTATCAACTTTTCTGAAAATAGTATTGGGATTAATTTAGGTACTTTAAATGCTAATCAAAAATACGATATAAGAAGAAAACTGAATACTGCATCAAGTCTAAATGTTCCCATAAAATTTGGAAACAATACTGTTTTATCAGACATACAAAATTTATATGTCGATGATGACTATGCATATGTGGCTTCAAATTCATTACCATCAAATGGAAACGATTTATACACATATAACATAACAACTAAAATTAAATCATTACTTGGAATAGGATTAACTGATAATTATACTTTAATACAATATACCGAAAACAGTTCACCATTTATTACTGGTGATAGAGTTTATTATCAACCTTCAGGTACTCCAATAGTTGGATTAGATACCGGAGATTATTATGTTGAGAATATATCCGATCCCAAGGGAATAAGACTTTATTATTCAAAATCGTTTATTGGTAGTAATAATTACATTACATTTAAAGATTCTAGCTTTAATAATAATCATAAATTTACACTATATTCTCAAAAATCAGAAATTATTGGTCCGCAAAAATTACTTAAAAAATTTCCATTAGTAGAAAATATTGATACTGGAAATGGAGAAATAACTCTTCCAGGGCCGATTGGGATGTTAATTAATGGAGTAGAGATTAGTAATTATAAATCTAATGATAAGATTTATTATGGACCATTAGAATCTATTAACGTATTGAATGGTGGAAGCAATTTTGATGTTATAAATCCACCAATAATATCAATTTCTTCTGGAATAGGAGTAACAGCACTAGTTAATCCTGTAATTAGTGGATCAATTCAAAAAGTTTATATCGATTCTCAAGATTATGATATTGATAAAATTGTATCTATTGGAGTATCTGGTGGAAATGGATCTGGTGCAGTTTTACAACCAATTGTTACAAAAAGACAGAGAAGTATTTTGTTTGATGGAAGACTTATTGAAAATTCTGGTGGAATTAGTTCGACAACAAGGCAATTAACTTTTATAAACAATCATAATCTGAATAATGGAGAACCTTTAATTTATAATTCAAATGGAAATCTTGGAATTGGTATAGGAACTACTCCAGGAACTTTAGTTAATGAAGCAACATATTATGTTAAAATTGACAATAATAAAACCATTAGACTTTATCAATCTAATTCAGATTATAATTCTGGAATTAATACAGTAAGTTTTAATGCAGTTAATACTTCAGGAATTCATAAATTTAGAACAGCATCATATAAAAATACAGTATCAGAAATTAAAGTACTTAATGGTGGTGAATATACAAATAGAAAATTAATTGTTTCACCAACAGGAATATCAACATCTTATCATAGCGTAACTTTTAAAAATCATGCATTTAAAAGTGGAGAATTGGTAAATTACAATTATCAGACATCCACAATTGGAATTTCCACATTACCACAATATTATATTTTAAATGAAAATGAAAATTCATTTAAATTATGTGATGCTGGAATTGGTGGGACAAATACTGACAATTATAATAGAAAAAATTATGTCAGATTTTCTTCTAGTGGATCTGGATACCAATATTTTAGTTATCCAGATATATCTGTTTCTATATTATATTCCCCAGTTGGGTTTGGAACAACAACACAAGAGTATAAATCTTTAATAGCAACACCAATAGTTAAGGGTAAAATAATTGATACTTATTTATATGAATCAGGAACAGGATACGGATCATCAATTCTAAATCTTGAAAAAAAACCCATAATATTAATAAAAAATGGTAAAGAGGCACAATTAAAACCAATAATTATTAATGGAGAAATTAATTCTGTAAATATTCAGTATGGTGGAAAAGAATATTATTCAATTCCAGATTTAATTATAGAAGATTATTCTGGTTCTGGATCCGGTGCAGATCTAAGACCCGTGATT